AATGTTTGGCCTGAGCCTAGTAGTGTAAAGTGGCAGACCTCTTCATCAGTCACAAATTTTATACAAACCGCTTATGTTTCAGCTTACGTTAATAGTTTAAACGCTCGAATTAAACCGAATAGTTTTACATCAACTATTCCAACTGTCGAAAACTTAACTAACTTCGTTAGAATAGTCTCTTACGCTTTAGCGGTATACTATACATATGCATCTATTATTTCCCACTTTAGAATGGAACGTAATAGAAACGAAGGTATGATTAGATTATACCAACAGCTTAGTGTTCAAGATCTTAATCAGATTGGTATATTAGGACAAATGCTTAACGGCATGCCAATTGATCCTAAATTAAATGAGTTCATGTTTCACTTCTACGGTAACTATAAGCAATCACACGCTCCTGGTTCCCCATTAATGAAGAACATGGCTTTTCCTTTTGTTAATTCACTTGAAGGTGAAGCTAGACTTTCGGCGTTACCAACGGTAATTCCCGACATCTTTGCGATGTTTGAGTCTACGCCATTTAGAAATGTTCAAAGAACTTTTGCTTCTGCATATCCTGAACTTACTAACTCTACAGTTATGCACTACTCTGGTGAACCAGAATTTGATGCTAACTGGTTAACTCACTGGGTTAATTCACCATCGTATGGTGCTAGCTCACAAGGTAATGTTGCAACTCCTGCTACTACTAGTGAGGACACTAACGTTAGGTTCAATATGCATACTGACGCTCCAGATGGATGGATCGAATTTGCTTCTAGTATATTTGATACAACTACCAACGCTTGGGTGGGCGGTATTGGAAGTCCTAAAGGACTTGAACTAGTGACTGAGTCCACTGCAGCTAATGTCAACTATACTCAATCAGCTGATATGGGTACTCTGTACAATAAATCATTAACTACACGTGGTTATACTACTGCGTATATTTATCGTTCTGATGTTGACTATAACGGAACAACTTATAATGCCTTCTGGGCCTTATCTAACCGTGAAGAAAATCAGATCCTTTCTGGTAATACTTATAAAGTGTTTGATAGTCAAGCATCTTATAAATCATTCCAGCGTTTTGGTACTGAACGTGCTGAACCTAGAACTGGTCGTGATAGTGCTGTTACCACTATTGAAGTAATTCAGTGGATGTACTACCCACCATCTAATGCTACTAAATCATTTACTCCTAGAGCAATGGGATCATCAGGTGTTCTACCTGCTGAAGATGTAACTACTGCTCCTAGAGGTAAAACAGGAAGACGTAGACGTAGAAAGTAATCTGAATTAAGTATTGTTATTTATATTAAGCTATGCATACCTTATGGAAATACAACCTTTAGAGAATTATTCTGATAATTTTAGTTCAGTTGGATTTGGTAAGCTATCCACGAGTCTTAACAAGATTAGAAAGGGTAATAATTTGGTATTGGTTACTCCTCAAGCGAAGAGGGCTGGACCTAACAAGATATTAGAAGCATGGATGAAGGTATTCTATGCTAACTTGTCAGATATAAATGATGATTTACTAGAGTTAGAGGAGTCTAACAAAGCCAAGTTCGGATCTAGATCCACTGCAAAGCCTTGGCCTGATATTAGACAATCGGTCGTGGATAGTTTCAATATTCCACGTGTTAATTGTGAGCACTTGAAGACGGACCCACCGTTCTCTAAAGACATAGGTATATTAAGACCTATCAGTCTTGAAAACTCGGCAAAACTCACTAGGTCAAACACCCAAGCTGGTGCACCTACGCTAGACCAAAAAGGTAAAGTTAGAGATCAAACACTCGCGAATTGGAAGCAGTTATTTGACATGGACCTAATAATGGTTCCTGCTATTCGTACGCAAGAGCAAGGAAAGACTAGACTTGTTAATATTGTAGACTATGCTACAATTATGCAAGAAAATAGGTATTTCATTCCTCTTTTTAACTTTCTAAAGCAAGAGTTTTGCTTCGGTGCTTTCACTAGTCCAGAAGCAGTTGATTCTGCTATCACACAGTTAATTACCACAGCTGTTGATATGGATTACCTATGTGTTAGTGGTGACATTGAAGGTTTTGATAGTTCAGTCGGAATTGATTTGCAGAGGTGTGCTTTTAATGAAGTGAAATCATACTTTCAACCCCAATTCAATGACGAAATCTCTGAGATAGAGTATAGGTTCGGAAACAAATCATTAGCTACTCCAGACGGCGTATTTGTTGGAGAACACGGTATTCCCAGTGGATCTAATTTGACTGGTGTAATTGGTAGTCTAGTTAATAGACAAGTCAGCCAACACCCTCGTGAACTTTCGCAATTCTTAGGTGATGACTTTGCTTTAGTAGCTAAAACTAAAGAAGAGGTATTTTCTAAGTATACTAGTTCAGGTCTTAAGCTGAATGAATCTAAAACCTTAGTTAAACCGTATAGCTTTGTTTACTTGCAAAAGCTTCATCACATTGACTATGTGACGGACGGTGAATTTAAAGGGATATACCCAACATTCAGAGCTCTGAACAGGTTGTGTTATCCTGATAATTTCGCGGGATTTAACGATTACCAAATAGATGGTAAGAACTACTTTGCAATTCGCAGTCTTAGTATTTTGGAAAACTGCAAGTATCACCCGTTATTTGAAAATCTCGTTGAGTTTTGGATGCAATATGAAAAGTACAGTGTTCCAGAAAACAGATCAATTTCCGTCTATACTAAGATGATGGAAGCTGATAAGGGCGCTCTTGGAACTACGAATCAGTATGGAGATAGAGTTGAAGGAATAAGATCATTCAAATCATATCAACTTGCTAAATCGTTTGCGTAGAGTTAC